GGAGCTGGCATTATAGGTGTTGGAGGTTCAAACCCCTGTCTGTATTTTAACAAAGCTCCTGGAGATGATGAGTATTTCTCCCATTCTGCCTCTGGAACAGAACCTTCCTGATACATCCATCTTAAATTAGAAGCAAGATTAGCATTATGTAACATAATTTGATGAGCTTTATTAATTTCCTGTTGTTTCCCAACCATAGGCAAAACAGCACTCATAGGATACGGTGTTCCAGTATAGGTATAAGGAATTGGTATAATTGGATAATCTTCTATCGGTAATATATATTCATGGAGTAAAGTATCATCACTCAAACTTACACTAACCTCTATTCTCGATTGAGAATATTTTACAACATCAGTTACACTACTAGCAAATACTTCATTCTTTATAAGAACATTATATTCATCAACAGTCATTGGTTGCTGTGTAGTTTCAGTTGATTTTTCAATCGCTTTAGAAACAAGTACCTTCCTTTTCTGTATTAACTGACTCTCCATCTGTTTCTTTGCTTTCTCCATTTCTAACTTTGCTCTTTCTGGAAGTATTTGACCAGATTGAACCTGAGCATTCAAAGAAGTTTCCTGCTCTTTTATCCTAACAACAAGTTCCGCAGTCATTTCCTTTATTGCTACATCAACATCCTGAGTTATCTTTTTAACTTCTTTTGGAGATGGAGGAATCTTTATAAATACATTTACAAATGGAATTTTAACCTTCCTGTATACTTCAAAATAATCTACTATCTGGTCATCTTCTCCGTGTGGAGTGACAGTACTTGAAATATCTGTATGCTGAATATTTGAACTACTCTCAATATCTCTAATACTATAAGAAACTGCAGATGAATTAGAAGCTACCTTATTTATTTTTGAAGAATATTCTGGAAACATATTTAAAAGCTGTGTCTTAGAAAGATTCTTTTTAATAGATATAAACGAAGCATCTCTAAATAAAGAATCCCTGCTAACAGGGTCAACAAAAACATCATAAGGTTCTATTCTTTTAAAAACTACATCACCCATACCAAGGTCAGAGTCTTTATCAACATCAACAAAAAAGTATCCAATACCTTTTGTTAATGAGTCAAGAATAACTTGACCATATAGAGACTTACCATTGGATTTTATCCAGCAATAATCTGCAATTTGTGAATGTACATGAGCAATGTCAGAATCACTACCCTCAACACCAACAGCTTTCCACTTAGGATTATTAGCTGTCGTAAAATATCTCATAGTTTCAATAATAGGTGTTATCCTATTGATTGTAAAAGTAGGCATTCCTGCCTCTTCAAGAGATTCTAATTCACTTTTAGACAACTGTTCATTAAGATAAAAGTCATAACTCTGCTGACTTGTAGATTCCCACTTAATTCTATGGGATGTATTTGCTCTATCCCACAGTTGTTTGTTTTGTCCTGCCTTCTTTTTCTGAGAGGTTCTTGCCATTATTCTGACATAAGATTCCAATTAGTTGGTCTTAACATTTTTGGTTCACTTTTAACCATTTTAATAGCCTCTAATACACTTGCAATCTCATTCTTGCGAACTTTATCACTTCCACTAAGATACTTGGGGTATGATTGTTGAACAGCTCTAGGCTCAACATGAGACTTCATATCAATATCAACTCTACTTACATCTGGTTCAGGAAAAATATCTTCAGAAGGAGATTCCAACATCTCAATAGCATCTAATTGTTCATCTTCACTTGTAGATGGAATCTGTGAAGGTAAGAAATTCTCTAAGGAAGCAAGAATTTTACGAATCTTAGGACCGATATTTCTTAAAACAGTATCACGCATTTTCTTCCTAGCTTTCAATTCTAAAGATTTATTACGAAACATATTATCTACAATATGCTCTACAACTGAAGTACTGTCGCTCCTCTCATTAGTTGCATTAAATGTTGATAGTCCAATTTGTGACATTGAAGAAGGCTGAAATTTATCTGGAGTATCATTTACACCTTTATAAGCTTCTGGCAAAGTTAATAATTCATCATTAAATTTACTATCCATCCAATCAGTATTATTCGATAGACTTGGACGCCCACCTTCTGTTGTTTTGCTAAATATCATATTTTCAGCCATATTTACCTCAATTCAAAATGTGGGAAATCATCAAAATTATTATCCTTAATATCCCAATTCATATTCCAGTCACCACCCCATCTAAGCTTTATGCCCATCTGTAGAGCTGTTCCTAATACAAACCCTGCAAATAAGTGAAATCTTCTACTGTCATTCCAATCAATCGGATAAGGAACCACATCAGCGGCATTGCAAGGATAATCATTGTGATTGCTATGAGGATATTTAAGTTTCGTCTTCCCTTCTTTGTAGAGAGCATTCTGTTTATCTTTATCACGGTGACCTTCCAATACAGAACAATCCACCGTTTTGATAACTTCATTGAATACCTCCTGTAACTTCACATGACAGGTTTTAAGTTGCCCCCTTGATTTCTTACCGAATCGTGGCATTATTTACCAACTTTATATTTTTCATCAATAACATGAAGTATTCTTCGGTATGTTTTTATATACTCCTGTACATCGCCGCTTAAATTTTCAATACCCATTCTATCAATTCTCCATTGAGACATACCAGGAAACATCTTTCGTAACTCAGATTTGGGAGTATCTACTGCGAAATTGCCAGACTGTATAGCTCTTCTTATTTCTTTTTCCTTCTCTTTATCCTTAAAATATTTTGAACCTTCCATTATGCTACTATCCAATGTCTTGCTTTTCGTTTTGGTTTACTCCAGACATCACTCTTTTCTTCTTTGACCAAATCTGGTGGAAACGCGTGCAAATTTGCGTAATAAAGTGTCTCTATGGTATCATCATGAGCCATTCTTGGTCCAAATGTAATGATTTCATTCATTAAATCAAACATATTTTCACGCAAATAGACAGTTCCAGTACTAAAACGTGCAGCAAGACCACTATACACACGATTTATCTTGTTAGTTCCACCTGGTTTCTCAGGAATAACAGCAACTTCAAACTTATTTAACCTTCTTCTTTCATCATTCAAAGCCTGAAATATACTTCTATTCATTGCTACATCTTCAACTGTAGATGATACACAATGATATTTTTGATGCATGTCAAGTATGTAGTCAACAACGCCCTTTTTGTTTATTATGTTTCCATGAACATCTTTAGCTCCGATTGTCGGAATTGACCTGTGACGTTCATACTCTAAGACATACAGATTATTATTATTATCAACAGAAATGCACATGATAACAACTCTTTCCCCGCCAATGACAATATAGTTTTGATTTTCGTCAGCATCATAATCATAATATCCTTTCCAATACTTAATATGCTCCCTTGTCCATAACGCATCTTCAAGACTCTGCACTTCCATCATATATTCCTGATAGTATTTAGCAGGCTGCCCTGAATCGTTATAAAATTTCTTTTTCTCCTTTAGTTTTTTCTTGTTAAAGAAAGAGGGCCATAGTGGTCCTCCAGAAACCAATATTGCTTTATACGTAATTATTTTCCAAGCAAAGTCTTCTTTGTCTGAACGAGAGCGTTCATAATTGATAAGCAGATTGTTAATAAAAGAATCGTAATGTACGGGAGTACCATTAACGCGCAACCTGCCAGTATGAGGCTCAAGCGCAGGATAAACGACAGCAGTGACCAAATTCGCATTTTTATCCCTCGCATCTCTGGTGATAGTGTTTGCTTCGTGTTCGAAGTCGTCCAAAACGATTAAGTCGTATCTTTTGTGCAACTTTGCGCCACCACGTATACCTGCGACATTTGATTTTGATATTAGCTTGCACCCATTTGTCAATTCTATGTCTTCCTCTGTCCATTTTCTACCTCTTGTTTTACCAAAGTAATAAATGATACTGTCATTGAACTCTAGATGGTGTTTGATATAATCCATATTTCCAACGGATAATTTCTGAGTTGCAGCCACCCATGCGTAAAAATACATATCATCTTTAGGACAAAACAAGAAATCTTTTAAAATAGATGCTTTTGTTAAAACTGTCTTTCCATGACCTCTTGGGAGAATAATAGCAAGTTGTTTAACTTCAAGATTATCAATACTGTCTGCAACTTCATAATGAAATGCAGGAGTTTCACTTCTCAGAAAATCATCTGGAAGAAATAACTTTCCAAACGCTATGAGGTCTTTATACGACAGTCTTAGAGTTTCTTCTGCTTCTGATATATTGTGAGTATTTATATTCACTTATGTATTTTCTTTAAAAAGTCTATTGGAATACCTTCTTTAAAAATTACCTCATCAGATTGTTTTAACGCATTTTTCTCAATAAAACTCTTTGGAACTTCAAACTCAAGAATTTCACCTAATCCTTTTTTTCTATACATTCCTTCAAACTCAGTTCCCCTAAGATGATGTGGAACTTTATAGGCATCTGCTGTTTTTTTACTTGTTGATGTAAATACTGTAGTATTAGGAAGAGTTTCTTCAATCTCAAATGCTTTATATCCTTTATACTTTGGATTTCCAACTATTCTTCCTTTTGATACCATAGTTTCTTTAAATCCCTTATTTACTCCCCTATATAAAGTAATCATTTCTTCACCAGATTCTTTCGCAAGTTTTAAGGCTCTCTTCCCTGCAACCATCTGTCCAATAACTGGAATGGCTGCTGCCATTGACCACGCAGCTTCACCAAACTCACCTTCTAATGCATATAGGGTAGCATCTGCTACATCTGCTATATTACCCCATGCAGGAGTAAATCCAGCTGCCATTAATGCTAGATGTATCTTTTTACTTTTATCTGACTCGAAAAGTCCAGATTCCTCATTCTTTAGGGAACCAATAATATCAAACTTTTCACCACCTTCTTTTAATCTATCTGTCACTATTTTCTCTTTAGTGTGCTCTTTTTTACTCTCACAGATTCCCAGGGAAATATAGGAGTAACATCTGTACTGTCCTTAGAAATTTTGTATGGTAGTTTAATTTTTATCTTCATTAATGTTCCCTATTAATTCTGGCATATCAATGTCGTCAATAATCTTTTTCAAGTTTTTGACAATCATCGTAGCATAGACATGGTTTTCTATTACATCGCTAACTTTTATATGATTACATATGTCTTTTATAAGATATATAGCATTACCAAGAGTTAGTTCGTTACTCTTCGCTAATTGATTCATTCTCTCCACTTGAGATTTCCTTTCTCTGAGCATCTTCAATAACCTTTGGAGAGAAACCTTCAAATATTCCCATTATACCAGATTCTCTCTGCTTAACAATTGTACCACTCGTTCC